GTGAGATGGTTCCGGATTTAAGTTTGAACACTTTATATAAAGTTGTTGAAGAGGTGCTTGAAAATTCAGATAAGGCGACCGTTCACGCATCAAGCGTAATTGTTAATCCTTTAACAATTGATAATTCAACTATTACGGGGACAAATGTACAAACCGTTTTAGAACAACAGGAAACTAAAATTATAAACGGGGGTTATTTTTAATGGCAAATACAGTTAAAATCAAAAGAAGTACAACAACGGCAACACCGCCGTCACTTGCAGAAGGGGAGTTGGCTTATAGTCAGCTAAGTGGTAATTTATTCATCGGTACAAGCGGTGGAAATATGGCTCGTGTTGGCGGTAACGCATCAAGCACAAATTATATTGAGGACATTCAAGATATTGCAGGAGGTATGGTCACAGGTAGCACACAAAATGGTATTGCGGTAACCTATGACGATGACACGGGCAAAATTAATTTCAATGTTAACGACCCTTTGATAACAATCACAGGCGATGTTGATGGCTCAGCTACTATGACAAATTTGGGCAACACTACAATCAATTTGACACTTGACACAGTAAATGCAAATGTGGGAAGTTTTGGTTCAACTACTCAAATACCAACTTTCACGGTTAACGGTAAAGGCCTTGTGACCGCAGCAGGTTCGGTTAATGTTGCAACAGGTTTAAGCATCGCGGGTGACACAGGCACAGACACGGTTTATTTATTGAATGACACGCTTGGGTTTGTTGGTGGAGAAGGAATAGATGTAGTGGTAACCGACAATACAATAACAGTTTCAGGCGAAGACGCATCGGATTCAAACAAGGGTATAGCATCTTTTGCAACAGCAGATTTTACAGTAACAAGCGGTGCGGTAAGTATTAAAAATGTTGATTTAGGCGCACAAACTTCTGGGAATTATGTTAAAGATATTGTAGGAACAACAAACCAAATAATCGTTAGTACGACAGGCGAAGGCGTAAGCCCTACTTTATCGCTACCACAGTCAATAGCGACAACTTCAGATGTGACTTTTAATGGAGTAACTATTTCAAGCGGGGCTTTAACAGGGGCAGACGCAACAACATCAAATCACGGGTATATGAGTTCGACAGACAAAACTAGAATGGATGCGCTTTATACTTGGTACACAAATATGACGACAGCGGATGCAAACAACATAATTGACACGATTAATGAAATGATTGCCGCTTTCAGCACAACACCGGAATCACTCAATGTTTATACGCAACTTACAGCGCCAACCGATATGACTTTAGACGGCGGAACATTTTAAAAACGGGGGTTTTCCCCGCTTTTCCTAAATAGGAGCAATAGTGGCAAATGTCATAAAACCAAAAAGAACTACGGTAGCAGGAAGAGTACCAACGACAGCAAATATTGCGGTCGGAGAAATAGCCTTAAATATGGCAGACTCAATTTTATACTTTAGAGATACAAGCGACAATATAAAATCAGTAAGTTCAGGACTTGCAACAGTTGGCACGGCGGGGACTTACACAAAAGTAACAACAGATGTTTTTGGTAGAGTAACAGCCGGCACAACTTTAATCGCTTCGGATATTCCTACGCTGAACCAAAATACAACGGGTTCGTCAGGGTCTTGTACAGGTAATGCAGCAACAGCTACAAAACTAGAAACAGCAAGAACTATTAATGGCGTTTCGTTTGACGGGACAGCCAACATTACAATAACGGCATCAGAATCCACTACTATTACAGAATGGTAAATAAATAAGGGGGTTAAGCTATGAACAATTTTTATATTCCTTTCTCAAAAAAAGATGATGACGAAAGAATGGTTTTTGGATATGCTTCGACTGAAACCATGGATAGCCAAGGCGAAATCGTAGCAAAAGACGCAATCACAGAAGCTTTACCGGAATATATGCGATTCGGCAATATTCGCGAAATGCACCAACCAAGCGCGGTGGGTAAAGCACAAGAGGCAACGATTGACGAAAAAGGTTTATACTTAGGCGTTAAAGTTGTTGATGATGCGGCGTGGACAAAAGTTAAAGAAGGTGTTTATAACGGCTTTTCTATTGGCGGGAAAATCGTTACAAAAATAAATGATACGATTACCAAACTACGCTTAACTGAGATTAGCTTAGTTGATAGACCGGCAAATCCAGAAGCGGTTTTTGCATTTTACAAGGGGGACGATATGGAAGAAAAAACAGAAGTCACAAAATCTGACGAAGCTTTAAACTTGATTAAAGGGTTTATGGGCGAGGAAGTTTGGGACTCAAGAATGGCTTTAGAAGCGCTTAGCAATATAATGAATTTGCTTGGTTATGAACTAAACGAAAATGAGCAAATGCCAGAGCAAATACAAGCACTTCAAACAGCTATTGAGGCAATAAAGGCGTTCATAGTTAGCGAGATTCAAGAAGATAACGGATCAGGCGAAACAGCAGGACAAATCATTGAAATGTCGGACAAAGTGGACGATATAGCAAAAGCCGGCGCTTCAATCAGTCGAGCCAACAAAGACAAGCTTGCCAACATTATGGCTTTATGCAAAGAGCTAATGGGCAACGAAGAGGAAGGCGAAGACGATAAAAAAGAGGATGAGGGCGAAGCGGAAAAAAGCGAAGCTTTAGAAGATTTGGCAAAAGCTGACGACCTTCAAAAATCTTTTGATCTTATGAAAAGCGAGCTTGAAATTGCAAAAAGCGATTTGCAAAAAGCACACGATAAGATTGTAGAGCTAGAAGCAATTCCGGCATCGCCAAAAGGCGCATTGTTAGCAATAGCAAAAAGCGACGATGTTGCAGTCGGTGAGGTTATAGAAAAAGCGGTGGTGTATGATTCAAAAGGTAGCGTTAACGAAGTAGCGTCACTAATTAAATCAATTCACAAGGGCATATAAATTCGGAAAAACCGATTTATCTAATTGATGTATTATTACATCGATCCAAAAAACAAAAAAGAGAGGAAACAACATGAGTATGACAAATGAAAGTTTGGCAGCGCTTAAAGTAGCGCAAAGCACTCCGGACGATATTATTAAGTCGTTTGTACAACCTTCAGCAGCTACAACAGGTTTACAAGCTTACAACCTTGAAGCACCAAGCAAAAAGCTTTATCCGGTACTTACACCGCTAAGAAATAGCATTGCAAGAGTTGGCGGAAGTTACGCGATTCAAGCAAATTGGAAAGCAATTACAAATGTTAATGTTAACAATGTAAGAGCGGGTGTTGCAGAAGGTAAAAGAGGTGGCGTTATTTCACACGCACAAAGCGAATATTTCGCAGCGTTTAGAGGCTATGGACTTGAAAACAATGTAACTTTCGAAGCAAACTATGCGGCTAAAAATTACGAAGATGTAAAAGCTTTAGCAGTTCAACAAACACTTGAAGCAACTATGATTCAAGAAGAGAGATTGATCCTTGGTGGTAATACTTCGGTAACTATGGGCAAAACAGGAACTCCAACAGTTGTTGCAGCTGATACAGGCGGTTCGCTTGCGGCTGGTACATGGAGCGTTATTTGTGTTGCTTTAGGACTTCAAGCTTACCTTGATGCAGTTGGTGTTAATAACGGTTCAATAGGATCTTATTTTAATGCAGCAACCTCAATCGTTCCTTCGCAAATCACAAGAACAAACGCTGATGGTTCAACTGATACATTTGGCGGTGGATCTGCTCAAAAATCAGATGCAGCAACAGGCGTTGTAAGTGTTGGCGTTAGTGTTGGAAAATTATCTTGCTCAGTAGCAGCGGTAAATGGTGCAGTTGGTTACGCTTGGTATGTTGGCGCAGCTGGCGCAGAAAAATTGAATGCGGTTACAAATATCAACTCAGTTGTTATTACAGCAGCTTCTGCAAGTGGCGCACAAGCAGCAAGCGCTTTGACAGATGCAGACAATTCTAAATCTGATTTGGATTTTGACGGCCTATTGTATCAAGCGTTTAAATCAGGTTCAAATGCTTATATCAAAACAATGGCAACAGGTACAGCGGGAACAGGTACGCCTTTGACTTCTGATGGTGCTGGCGGGATCGCAGAGTTTGAGGAAGCGTTTATCGGTTTCTATAACAAATATAGACTAAGCCCTACTAAAATCTATTGTTCAGCAACAGATTTGATTAAAATCACTAAGTTGATTATTGGTAACGGTGGCGCTCCATTGTTGAGATTAACAACTGATGTTGGAAATCCTTCTGCAATTTCAGCGGGTATGGTTGTTGGCGAATACTTGAATAAAGTAACAGGAACAAAAATTCCTTTAGTTGTACACCCAAATATGCCAGCGGGAACAATTTTCTTCTTTACTGAAAGTTTACCTTATCCACTAAGTAATGTAGGCAATGTTTGCCAAATGTTGATGAGACAAGATTACTATCAACTTGAATGGCCACTCAAAACTAGGAAATACGAGTACGGCGTTTATGCTGATGGTGTGCTTCAACATTATGCACCATTCTCAATGGGTATTATTACAAATATCGCATAATCAAGGGAGAGGCAACTCTCCCACTTTAAAAGGGGAAAGCAAATGAAATTAAAAGCACCAGAAAGTTGCAAAAGCTTGTCTTTAGAAGGCAAAAGTGTTGAGATCATAGACGGAATTATTGAAGCCACGACACATATTGAATTTTTGCTTGATAATGGTTTTTCAATCATAAAAGAAGAGCCTCAAGAAGAGCCTCAAGAAAAGCCAAAAAAGAAAACAAGGGGTAAATGATGGCACTTTGTACACTTGACGAAGTAAAACAATATTTAGGCATTGAAACAACGTCAAGCGACGAATTGTTAACATCTTTGATTAACAACGGGAGTGAGTTTATAGAAAACTACACAAACCGAAAGTTTGCAATAACTGATTATTTGGAAATACGCGACGGCACAAAAAAAAAAAAAATGCCGATTTATTAT